TTGCTGTCAACGGCTGATTAGAAATCCACGTTCCACCGCTAGTATAGGTCCCATATCCTGCAGCACTTGTTCCTATTGTAAATGTAGTAGGACTTGTGACTGAAATAATGTAAACATTTCCGTTATAACCAGTCGCTCCATTAATACCGGTTATAATTACAGTATTTCCTGTAACTAGATTATGTGGATATGTCGTAGTGATTTGACCAGGATTGGCATTATTTGCCGTCTGTACAAAACCTGAAACGGTAATTATGTTATAATTAAAATTAGAAGGAAGAGGAAAGAAATTTTGCGTTGTAGATATTCTTTGTAGTCTTCCAAGGTATCTATAACCTTGCTTTCTTTTAATCTGTTCACGCCATATATAAGCATTTTCTAAAACAGGATAAGCATCATTGGGCAAGATAAACTCTTGACGACTTTGCACTAAACCCGTTTCATTTTTGCTTATGTATGTTGGGCGATATCCGGCCATTTATAAGTAATATCCTATGCCACCTACTCCGCCGGCTGCTGGTGTGCTTGAATTAAATAAGGTGTATGTTGGTTGATTGATTTCCTCTATTCCTTGTCGTTCTAAAACAAGCGCTTCTTGAGCTTTCAAGCCAACTTCTATGTTTTCCAGACCTTCCATGTCTTGTCTATCTAGTAAAATCTGTCTAGCAGCAAGATATGCTATATATTTCCACCATTGGCTTAGAATAGGGCTATCTGTCGTTTGCATGAATTGAACAGGAGTCATATAAACCTCTATTTCAACTTTATGAATCAACTTGGGAACAGGTCGAATAGTAAATTCATTATTCCAATAAAGAAGGCTATAAGGTCTGCCAGTTTGATATTGGCTAACCCAAAGAGTCATATTTTTTCCAGCCGCTGGAGGAACAGGAAAATTAATATTAAATTGTCCTGTTACATAATTGACTATTCCAATACCACCCGGATAATAGACGTTGGGAACTGAAGGATTAACTAGAGTTTGTGTGTTTACATTCGCTAATCCAGGGTTTCCTAGATTAACGTTTTTCATTCCTGGAATAGCTGGATTTGATACTGGAGGATTAAATTCAGGTGGAACAGAATTGACAGGGTTTGGAATCACCAATTGCAAATTTCCATTACCATCATCATTAACGCTAATAGCATTTCCGTCGATATCTACACCACCTAATACAACTTCACGGCTTAAGAATGGCCCCGGAACAGTGAAACTAAATGATGTGGTCGTACCATCCCCTGAGATAGGATTAAACAAAGTAGGAAATTTAGGCCATACATTATAAAATTGCATCCTGTCTTTAGTAAAGTTTCCAAGAATACCCTCTACATACATTGGGGCTCGCACACCTTGAGAATAGTTAACGTCTAAGGGATATCTATCAATATAAGGTTGTGTGAAAAATGTGTAAACACTTCGCATTTGGTCAATTTTTATACCATATGCGAAGTCATTCAAATAAACATCATTGATATATTGATTAAGAGCCGCCGTAGTCAAAGACGATTCACTAGCAGAAGCTGTTAATTGCCTTACTTTCTGCTCTATTTGTGCATATGTTGACTGTGCTACTGCTACGTTTGCTGACATTGGCGACCCTCGTGTAAAGCGGCTTTACATTGAATATTCAAATACAATTAAAACGACGCTGGGATCAACTTGTGTACCCAATCACCTTCCATATCTTTTGATAAGGGTGCGCCATCATCTGTAATTTGCTTCCCATCAACTTCTTGCAATCCACTCCGTTTAGGTGGTGGTGGCTTGTTTACTTCTTTAACAAATCCCATAGGTACTTCATACACATGTCCTGGAATCAAATGATAAATATCAATAGGATCTCCAGCGTATCTACAATATGGCTTTGTCAATCTTTCATGTCGTCCGCGGCTATTCATATATTCACATTTAACAAGTCGGGCATCTTCTTTCTTTTCTTTTTCGACTTTTGCCTTAATATGCGGTGCCATGCTTTTGAAATCATCAAATGGTACGCTGTTAGTAAGCGTATTAATCTTTCCGTGCTGTTCTCCATTGGCGGTTGCCATGAATAATTGAGCCATTAATTTCCTCGATTGTTCAGTGATTGGAATGGTACTTGTCTAGTGGTATTATCTAGAGCTAAGTTTCTGCTTCCGGCAGATGCAAAACTTGCCGGTGTTTCCGCTGTTGAAGGCGGTATTACAAATGGATCAAAGAAAGTACTGTCGATCCCAAATGTGAAGTTATTTCCACTAACTGCTGTGATTGCTAATGTCTTATTCGCTAACTGGAACATACCGTATGAATAAGGTATGAGAAACCGCACCAATTGACCAGGGATGTAGGTATTAACTTGATCTGTGTTTCCACTTGCCGTTACTACCATTGGATTAGCCTGCGTGATGCTAGATATCTCCAATGCACTTGGTATTTGTATTACTGGAGGTAAATATTGATTAGCATCATTTGGTATCGTCATTAACACCTAAAATGGGCATGCAGTTTTTTACATCGCATGCCCATATAATTAATTTCCGTTAGGCGAATTTATGGTGCCTGTTTCCATCTTATATGCTTGCCAGATGATCGTATCACCAGCTACACCACCAGGGCTATTTGCTCCAGCAGGTAAGTACATATAAGGTAGATCAATACCTTCTCTAAAAGAATTAATTGGAAAGTTATAACCTGTTGTTACCATAGTAACAGGGTTAAAAGTAGTTGCAGATCCAGCAGGTGCCACAGTAGCAAATAGCTGTGCTGTTGGCGATGCCGTACTTGCAGGGAAGGCAAAAGGTGTATAGCCAGTTGTATCCACATTGATAGTGAAGTTGTAAGCATCAATAATAGAAGTTACAATCACCGGGTTGCTTTGAGGTTGGTTGAAATTATTCATTTGAACCATACCAAAAGATCCAGGGACGGTAAATTCAAATTTCTGACCTACATATACGCTATTGTAAACAGTATTAGCTTGTGAAACTGTCACTTGCGCCGAAGTAGCTTGAGAAATAGCTGTTACATACAAGAAGCTAGGTTCAACAGGAGTAAATTTATTTACTCTTCGAACCATAAACGATGTAGCAGCTGTTGCAAATGCACTTGCATTCAAACCAAGTAATGTAAATCCAGATCCTGAAACGGAAGAGATTGTGAATGTCATTCCGCTAATCTGTTCCATACCTACAGCATTGTAAATAACGACTGTATCGCCTTCAGAGTAAGTATTAGTCACTGATGCCACAGCTGGATTAGCAGCGGTAATAGTTGTACCTGTTAAAGGAGCTTGTGGAGCTGGATAATTGGTTACATAAGTAAAACCATTAGAAGCTGTTGAATCAGTAAAGTTATCAATTAAGATAGCGCTTGATCCTGATTTTCTCCAACGTAGGCCAGCATTTTGAGCTGTGATTCCACCACCGAACCATTCGCCAGCAACGCAAGCTGTAGGAGCAGCAGCGCTCATTTGGGTATAGTTAATGGTTTTAAAGTAATCACAACCGCTTGGAACGGGGATGATTTGGTTAACAGCTGTTGCCGGCTGTATGAAAGTGCCTTGAGTTAAAATAGTAAAAGCCATGACTGATACTCCTTATGATGCTTGGAATGTTGTAACGTTCAGGCCAGAGATCCAGTTTTGGTTTGTAATTGCACGGGCAATAGCAAACTTAGCATATAGCTGGCTGTTTTGGGCTACAGAGGAAACAACCCAAGGCGGACGGTATCCAATGACGGCTGTATAGTTATTCTGTTCAATCTTTGCGGCAGCTTCGAGACCATACATAGGAATTGTATAGATTGTATTTCCTTTCATGGAGATACCGGGAGTACGCGCAGCTTTAGAAGAAACAAAGAAACGGAATCTAGAGATAGAGCAATATTCTTCTGGTCTGATACCTTCTTGAGAAGCATATGCAGCTTTTACAATAACCCCTTGAACTTTTTGAAGATCAGAAGCTAAATTAGTAGAACAAAGTGCAATAAAAGCATCTCTAGTAGGGCTTGTACCGAATTTATCCATAGCATCTATGCTCACAAGCATTGTACGGGCATCATTACCAAGTAAGATGTTTTCAATGTTGTTAACATCATTCAAGCTTATGTTTGAGGGCTGATCACCATTCAAACCACCAGTTGCATTGATATATGATACTGAAGAGCTGAAAAGATCGCGCATTAGCAAATCTTCTTTTTCTCTCAACCATTGTCCAAGCAATGCTGTAAACTTGGTTAGAGTGCGTGAGTTCTCATACAATACGACTTGCTCGTTAGTTACAATGCTCTTTGCGTAGATTTCCATTGTAGCATCGATATCGCTACGTACAGGCACTTCTGAGGCTGGATCGATACCAGAACCATCCAATTGACCGCCTTCAGTTGATAGACGTTCAAAACGTGACATACGAGTAGTTTTACCGATATAACTCTCTGCATGATGCAGGTCTACACCGAAACTATGGATAAGATTAAACTGTGGTGTTGAAAGTAAGTCTTCAGACGCTTGAACCGGTAGTTCTGGCGCCATGTTATTGATATTTGTAATACCAGTAGGAAATGACATTGGTTGTCTCCTTGTACGTAATTAATTTCTGTACGCTTGGCAGGGCGTACTAAATAACCGTACAGGGAGCAACCTGTAGAAATGTTAG